TATGGTACAGAACCAAATTATGGAAATCCTTGGAAGTAAATATAAATAATCCAGAAAACTTCTTGACAAATGGCAGTCACAAGGATATCAAGAACATTTAAGGACATTAGTTTGTCTTTTGAACCACATCCTGTGACAAAAGACCTGCCTATATTGAAAAATGCGAATGCAATTTCACGTTCTGTTCGTAATATAGTACAAACTATCCCATCTGAAAAGTTTTTTGACTCCATTTTTGGGTCTGATGTGCGTTCAAGTTTGTTTGAATTTGTTGATTTCGGCACTGCATCAGAAATTGAAGAGCAAATTAGGACATCAATCGAAAATTTTGAACCAAGAGTCACTAATTTAAAGGTAGATGTCAATCCTCAACCTGATGATAACACTTTTGAGGTCACAATTTTCTTTGATATTATCGGTCAAGACTTTCCTATTCAAGAATTTTCATTTTTACTAGAGGCTACCAGATAAAACATGCCTTTTACAAAATTTTCAAACCTAGATTTTGACCAAATAAAGACCTCGATCAAGAGTTATCTCCGCGCAAACTCCGATTTCACGGATTTTGACTTTGAGGGGTCTAATTTTTCGGTTTTAATCGACACATTAGCGTACAATACTTACATTAATGCGTTTAACGCAAACATGGTTGCCAATGAATCCTTCTTGGACTCGGCAACATTGCGTGAAAATGTCGTTTCTTTAGCGAGAAACATTGGATACGTACCTCGCTCTAGAAGCGCCTCTAAGGCGACTGTAAGTATTAGTGTATCTACAGCAGAAGATAAGAATACTGCGACCTTACAGGCGGGTCTAGTGTGTATAGGAGCGGTAAATGACAGCAATTACATATTTTCTATTCCAGAAAATGTCACAACTACATTAAAATCTGGAAATGGAACTTTTAGTGACATAACCGTCTATGAAGGAACATATCTTAAAAAGCAATTTGTTGCTGATACATCAATAAATCAGCGTTTTATTCTTGATAATTCTTTCATTGACACTTCAACTATAGTTGTAAGAGTAAAAGGACTATCAGATAGTGGTGAAGGCAATGAATATACTAGAGTTGATAATATTCTGAAAATTGATAAAAACTCCAAAGTATACTTAATTCAAGAAGTTCAGGATGAGAAGTATGAACTGTTGTTTGGAGATGGTTATTTTGGCAAAAAGTTGGAAAGTGGCGAAATAATCACAGTATCATACATTACTACTAATGGTGAGGAAGGTAATGGTGCTAGTGAATTTGCTTTTGCGGGAAGAGTAATAGATGATAGCAATACTATAATTGAAAATGTATCAATTACAACTAAAACTAAATCTATAAATGGAGGAAATATTGAAAGTGTAGATTCGATTAAGTACTTTGCTCCTAGATTATATTCATCTCAATATCGTGCTGTAACTGCTCGTGATTATGAAGGAATTATTCAATCAATTTATCCAAATACAGAGTCTGTATCTGTTGTTGGTGGCGAAGAGTTAGATCCACCACAGTTTGGTAATGTTATCATTAGCATTAAACCAAAGAATGGCAGTTATATTTCGGATTTTGATAAACAAACATTACTTTCAAAACTGAAGAACTATTCTCTCTCAGGAATAAATCAGAAAATTGTAGATCTCAAGGTCTTATATGTTGAAATAGATTCTGCAGTTTATTATGACAACTCCAGAACATCCAGTGTTGCCGATCTTAAGAGCGCTGTAGTATCAGTCCTCAATAGTTTCGCAAAAGCAAACATCAATCAGTTTGGAGGAAGGTTTAAGTATAGTAAGATATGCCAAACAATTGATAACTGCGATAATGCGATTACATCAAACATTACAAGAGTTATTATTCGTAGAGATTTAAAAGTTCAAATTAATCAGTCTACACAGTATGAATTGTGTTTTGGTAATAAGTTTCGTGTCAATAGTGAAGGATTTAATATAAAGAGTACAGGATTTACTCTTTCTGGCAGAACGGGAACATTCTATTTCACAGATGTTCCAAACAGTAATGGTACTACTGGTGTTATATCTGTCGTTAAAGATATTGGAAATTCTGGTAAATATGAGGTTGTACTCAAATCTGCAGGAACTGTTGATTATGTTAAGGGAGAGATAATTTTAGAAACTCTGAATATAACTTCAACTACAGTAGACAATAATATTGTCGAAATTCAAGCATTCCCAGAATCAAATGATATTGTAGGATTAAAGGATTTGTATCTATCCTTTTCTGTTGCTGATAGTACCATAAATATGGTTAAAGATACTATAACATCTGGCGAACAGATTTCTGGCGTTGGATACAAGGTTACTTCAAGCTACTTAAACGGAGAACTTAAGAGGGGATAAAATGATACAAACGGGCTTTGAGAAGAGGGTAAAAGTTCAACAAATAATCGAGAGTCAATTACCAGAATTCATACTTTCAGAAAGTCCAAAGGCAGTAGATTTTCTAAAGCAGTATTATATTTCACAGGAATATCAGGGAGGAACTTTAGACCTTACTGATAACCTCGATCAATACTTAAAGTTAGATAATTTAACTCCCGATGTAATTTTTAGCAACACTACACTTTCCGTTGGCATTACAACCACATCGGAAGTGAGTACTATTGAAGTTTCAAGTACCAAGGGATTTCCACCAGAATACGGATTATTTAAAATTGATGATGAAATTTTCACATATACTGGAGTAAGTGGAAATAGTTTTACTGGTTGTATTAGAGGATTTTCTGGAATAACTTCTTTCAGGACTGATCTAGACTCTGAAGAGATAATATTCAGTGAATCTAAGGCAGCAACACACTCTTCTGGTAACAAAGTAGAGAATTTAAGTGTAGGATTTTTAAAAGAGTTTTATAAAAAATTAAAGTATCAATTAACCCCGGGTCTTGAAGGTACTGGTTTTGTATCGGATTTGAATGTTAATAATTTTATAAAGGAAGCAAGAAGTTTATATGAGTCAAAAGGAACTGAAGAATCATTCAAAATTCTATTCAAGGTTCTTTATGGCGTAGATGTAAAGGTAGTTGATTTAGAAAATTATCTACTTAAACCATCCTCATCTAATTACAGAAGAAGAGAAGTTGTTATTGTTGAAGCTATTTCCGGAGAACCAAATAATTTGGTTGGTCAAACCATAACAAAATCGTCAGATTCTAGAACTTCTGCATCAGTATCTGAGGTAGAAATTTTCAATAGACCTGGATTTGGAACATATTACAAACTAGGTTTGTTTATTGGATTTGATGATAGAGATTTAATTGAAGGAACTTTTAATGTTCAAGCAGAAACTAAAGTAATTAATGAAGTATCCGTAGGATCCTCTGTAATTACAGTAGATTCGACGGTAGGTTTTTCTGATTCTGGGACAATCATAAGTGGTGATAATATTATTACATATACATCGAAATCAGTAAATCAGTTTTTAGGATGTAGTGGTATTCAAAATACAATTGAGATAAAGGATAATATAAGAACTAATGAGTACTTCTTTGGATATGAAAATGGAGATATTTCTAAAGAGGTAAGAATTAGAATTACTGGAGTTTTATCAAAATTTACCCCTAAAGGAGTAGTTAGTTCTTTAGTGGAAGGTCAAAAAATATATGTCGATAATGTTGGAGAAAAAATCCTTAACCTTGGCAGAACAGAAAAAGAAATTTTAGCAAATAGTTGGATTTATAATACAAGTTCAAGATTTGATGTTGAGAGTCGTGATGACACTACTTTTGTATTAAAGGGTTCAGTTGATAAGTCTAGTTTAAGAGTTGGCGATTCTGTTGATATTCTTAATGGGACAACTAACACAGTTTTATACAGTGGAGCAATTGTATCTTCAATTGACGGTAAAAATTTATCATTAGATAATTTAGTAGGATTTTTAGAAACACAAGAACTCACTTTAAGAAGAAATTTAAGAACTTCATCTAGCACTGGAGTACCAATTTCTTTTGGTAATAATTCAATTATTTCTGACGTTCAAAATTTATATACAGATTCTGATTATGCGTATGTTGCGTCAAATTCTCTTCCATCTTATGATATAACTCAGAATACTATAAGTTCTACAATACCATCTCCAACAAAGGATAGTTATATATTAGGTTTTAATTCTACTACATTAAAGTATTCAATAATATCTTTTGATACTCCTGTAGATTTTATTACTGGAGATGAAATATATTACAGTTCTTCCAATCCTTTGATTGGTCTTCCAGAAGGTAATTATTTTGTAGAAGTTTTATCAAACCCAAGACAAATAAAATTATATGGTTCAATATCATTAATCGATGTTGGGGTCAATCTAGAATTCTCTATTCCAGAAGTATCAGCATCACATACTTTCATATTATACACTCAAAAAGATAATTCTATTCAACCACAAAGATTACTTAAAAAGTTTCCATTAGTCCGAAATATTAAAAACGGAAATGATGTTTTAACAGAAGAATCATCAACGGTGGGAATGGCAGTTAATGGTGTTGAAATTGCAAGTTACAAGTCTTCGGATAAAATTTATTATGGTCCTATAGACAAAATAAACATTTATAATGGAGGAAGAGATTATGATGTAATTAATCTGCCAGTAATTGAAGTTTCTTCACCTCCAGTTGGATATACTACCGCTTTAATTACTGCAGTAGTTAGTGGTACATTAAAGGAAGTTCAGGTAGATCCACAAGACTTTGATTTGTATAATGTTCTTTCAGTATCTATTTCTGGTGGCAATGGTGATGGTGCTATTTTAAAACCCGTTTTAGAAACTAGAAATCGTGAAATTGAATTCAGTGCTAGATTAACTTCGGATGGTGGAGGTCTTAATACCACTGATGATACCATCACATTTAAAAAACCACACTACTTGACTAGTGGTGATGCAATCATTTACGATAGAAATAATAATAATCCTATTGGCGTAGGAACTTTTGGTGGAAGTAATGAATATCAAAATTTGGATTTAAGTTCTGGTTCTGTATACTATGCTGAAGTTGTCGATACAACAAAAATAAAACTGTATGATTCTCTCTCAAATTATAATAGTGGAATTAATACAGTAGGATTCACAACAACATCTCAGGGTATTCATAAGTTTAAATTATATAATACTAAGAAGACACTCAAAGAAATTAAAGTTATAAGTCCTGGATCAGGATATGAAAACAGAAAGTTAAAAGTAAAATCCGAAAACATTAATCCTGTAGATGATACTATAACATTTGAAAATCATGGATTTAGTCATGGTGATATTATCGCATATACTACCGATGGTTCTTTAGTCGGTGGATTATCAACATCAGTAAGATATAAAATTATAAAAATATCTGATAATAAATTTAAACTCGCAAATGTTGGTGTTGGCGCTACAGATGATACAAATTATCTGAAGAACATTGTCGTAGATATTACTAGTTCTGGTTCTGGGTATCAAAATTTCGCATATCCAGATATAGAATTAACTATTAACGCTCAATACGATGGAGTATCGGGAATCATAACAGCAACTCCTGTTGTTAGAGGAGAAATTGTAGATTTATATCTCTATGAAAAAGGTACAGGGTATGGATCAAACATTCTCAATTTCCAAAAGAAACCACAGTTAACTGTAAAAACTGGTAAAGGAGCAGAATTACTTCCAGTAATTTCAAATGGTGAAATAGTATCAGTTTACATAGAAACTCCAGGATCTGAATATTTCTCCACCCCAGATTTGGAAGTTGTTGGGGATGGTAATGGTGCAAAATTGAGAGCGATTACTTCTGGTGGAAAAATTACTAATATTGTTGTATTAAATCCTGGATATGGTTATACTTCGACCAAAACTTTTATTCGTATTCTTTCTGCAGGTAAAGGTTTAAATTCAAAGGTAGATTTGAGGGCTCTTACATTAAACAATCATTACCGTTTCGGAGATGAGATAATTTTAAATAATAATGATAGTTTGGAATATGCATTAGTTGGTTATTCTACCTCCAAAGGATCGTCGGAGTTTGGAGATACTGGAAACAATCATTCTCCAATTAT